CTCGTTTGAGCGGTATTGTGGTTGGATCATTCATATCACCAAACCGTTTACGTATTGTACGCGAAGTTTTATTAGCTACTTTAACTACACTTGCGTAAAGAACTCCTTTAAGAGAAGGTCTATTAACAAAAGTGTTATAAAGAAAGGTATTGTCCGCTTGATCGAGTTTATCAAAATCTCCGTTAGCGTAATAATAATCGCTATCGTGTTGTTGACACCCGAAATCTGCGTTACCAGTTGGTAATGAATTTTCTGAGCTATAAGGGACTGAAGATTGTAATTTTCCGTCGCTATAACCAGGTCCACAATAATTTGTAGTTGGATCGTAAAAAGTAATCTTTAAATTATTTTTACACCACCGCCACCGTTAATATAATAGATTAACTGGCGTTTTAAAGTCTCGCCATGACTTAGGAACAGTTTAACGTCTTGTTCAGGACGGTTAGGCTTTTAACGTCAGCCTAGACAAATACGCATTCACAAATATAAATATATATATGCATCAAGTTTTCTGTCATTGAGGACAGAATGAAATTAATCTAAATAGTAAGACCAGAAATCAATTTTCTGGTTTTTACTATTAACAGATTCAAGCCCTTTCACCATATAAACAGTCTGCAAACGATCACGATACAGATTCAATGGGAATAAGGCAGGTGTTTCTTTCCTAAAAGTCATAAACATTTTCTGAAAGAAAGCAAATTTCTCCTCATGAAAAACATAATTAATCATGTGGCTACTTAAAGCAAAAGCTAAATCTTCCTGCTTTGTATTTACCATGTTAGCTACGCATTTGGCGAAGTTGCATGGATGGTACTCAACCATATTTGGTGATTTGACTTTGAATTTCTGTGAGAAAAATTCAGCACCATCTAATGAATCATGCTTCTTAAACTCATCCAATTTGAATCCTAAAATACTCGCTTGATCACGATATTTCTCGGTATCAAATTTCTTTGGAAAAGTCTGTAACACGTCATCACCACCTACTATGAGATTGTACTCTTTCGATAATATAGTCTTATCATCGAGATTGAGTCGCATTAATACTAAATCATTTACTACGAGTTGTGCAACAGAATTAACGAGAATGGTCAGAAACCAACCACTCTTCATTATCCCATCATGCGTAGCTCTCAAGCATTCACCGGTAGCGGATCTATAGACATAACCTTG